CTCAAAGAACAAGTAGCTAATTTGAAGAAAACACCGGCGCCGGGTGAACGATCCCCAGCTCCCAAGAGTGAACCTGCCGCAAGCGGAGAGAAGGAAGATCTGGCTGCTTACTGCGACAAAAATGCCGGCAATTATCTGGAAATCACAGAACGCCTGAAAACTGACGGCCTCCTTTAATTTACTAACCAACTTTAACTATTAAAGAATATGTCTCCAAAATTAATTGACGTATCGAAATTGAACGAAGCCTTAATCACCTACGATAAGGCTCTTCGCGCGCTCCCATTTGCCACCTTACAGGAAGTTGCCGCCAAACTGGGATTGAACGTGATGGATCTGCAAGGCAAACATGCCCTAATCAATGAGCGCCGTCGTGCCGGCGGAACCCAGTCTTACAAGATTGGAAAAGACTTCCGTCTGGTTGATAAGCTGCTCGGTTATGAACCTTCCGTCATCGAACCGAAAGATGTTGTATGTATCACTAAAGAGAACTCCCAAAAATACGACGACGGTGAATTGTTGATCGTAGGAGGTCAGCCGGTCAGCAACATCAACAAGAAACATCCTCTTGAAACCCGTGTAGCCTTCACGTTGGTAAAATCGCATATCGAAGACGTGGTATATACATTGTTTCATGCAGAACGTGACGAAGACTCAACCTCACCTTCAGGCGCATTTGACGGTCTGTTTACCAAAGCCGACATGCTGATTACAACAGGTGATGTCAATGCTGCTCGCGGCAACTTTGCCCCATCAGGTCTTTTTACTTTGCCTACAAAGGATACAGACTCCGCCGCTTATGAAAATTTGGTTGAATGGATTGGTGGTGCCAACACTTACCTGCGTTCCTCCAAGTCAGGAATTCCACAGCTGCTTTGTGCTGAAACGGTATTAATAGCTGCACGCTCTGCTCTCCGCAACAAACTGCGTATGCAGGAGTATCCTTCAATGCAGCGTATGATTGAACTTTTGCGTGAAGACGCAATGTGCCCTGCTCTCGAAATTCTCTCCCATGAAGCACTAGGCCAAGGATCGCGTTTGGTTCTTCAGAAAAAAGGCAACATGGATGTCGCTTTCAACACTCAGGCCGCAACCAAATTCTGTCAAATTCGTGACATCTACGAAGATCCGAATGAATGGCAATTCTGGTTACAAACGGGTTATGATACCCGTATCCGCGACTGGCACGAAAAAGTATACCGCTGTAACGAGCAAAAGAACGAATCTCTAGACCTTGCAGGGGATTATTGCAAGACCGGAGGTGTACAAGTCGACATCACAGGAACGGAGAATGCTGCTTGGACCATCAAAGGTAAAGTTGCCGAACGTGGTAATGGTCAATGCATCATCGGTCTCACACCCGGCAAGTACACTATTGAATTTACTGCTGTAGACGGTAAGACTAAACCTGCCGATCAGGAAGTGACTGTCGTGGAAGGCGCAGTTACAACCGCAACCGGTGCTTATACCTAAACTGAGATAAAAAAATGAGCGGCCATTTTGGTCGCTCTATCCTATTCACTCTAAACAATTACACTAATGAAAAAATATACTTACCTAATACTCTGTATGTTCTTTGTGGCTTTGGTTATTGCAATCCCGGAACTACACCCTCAGACATGTCATCTTGATGGAAATACATTGACCATGTTGGCAGCTGGTCCGGCCTTCGCACCGCTGAAATGGAATGTCGGTCAAAATAATATGGGTGGATATAAAGGACGGTTACTGTTCGTCCCATTTGATGCACCCAATACAGTACCCACCGTTCCGGATCCCGGCAAAGCAGCAGACAATGAAGCACTAGTGACGGCAGCCGGTACATTTGCTTTTCCTGCAGAAGGGACGTATAAGCAACCTATTTATCTATATAGTACAGATGCAACAGTCGACTATAAAGCGGAGCAGCAAGGTGAAGCTGACGGGATCAGCTATAAACAAACACTGAGCTTCTTCTTCCCCGGCAATACTCCTGAAATGCATGCATTCAATGCATTGGTAAAAAACACAGCAGGCTATTACGTTTTTGAAGACTCTGACGGCAGACAAATGATCATGGGGCAACCGGGATTATATGCTTCTACCGCTCCTTCATTCAATGGAGGAAAAGCAAGAAGCGACCGTCGCGGTACCACCTATACGGCTACCGCCGATTCCAATTACTCTGCGATCTTCCTGGAAACTCCCATCGATATGGAAGTCATAGGCGAATTAAAACCGGCCCCAACGCCTCCAATCGAATAATATGATCAGACAAGAACAACTCAGCCAATGGTTAGGAGACCGCCAGCGCAAATATGCTGACGGTCTGGTTCTTTTCGGGATTCTTGCTAAAGAGTCTATGAAAAAGAAATACGCAGCTTACCTAGATACAGCTCCGGAAAGTCCACATATTTTTGACCCGCATTTCACCCAGCTTGTCAATTGCCTGTCGAAAATTGACAAGGAAATCAAATATTCTCCTTCACTATATCCTGCCGCTCTTGAGGAAATTGCCGTGGTTAGGACCATAAACGAGAGTGAACGGAAAAAAGTAATCGAAGAAAAACAAGCAAATATCACTTCGCTTGAAATATTAGTCAATGAATTGCAGTCCCGTATTGATGATCTGGAAAATGACAGCGAAAGCCATACCGAAGAACTGGCATCCCTTCAGGAGCAATTTGACGAAAAAATGTCTGAACTATCCGCCTTACGAAACGAATGCGAAACACTGAACACTCCGGGTGTCAAGATTATCACGGAAGAATCACTCAGTCCTTCTATCCGGAAAGCTTACGCACGTATCAAAGAAATAGCACCTTTATATGCAAGTTTGCATAATGATGTGGCCAACCAAGACATACCACCAGAAGAACGACAACCGATAGCCGAAGAACTGTGCAAGCTCGATGATGAACGTCGCAAACTCTGGAAACAGATCGATACCTGGGCGGAAGGGAAAGGTGAACTGCAACTTGAAGAAAAGCGGCCAATACTAAGTGAAAACAGTATTGTACGCGGTTTTGAAATTGCCCGCCAAATCAAGCGTTTGAAAAATAATATAGCCAACAGCAAAGCCGCTTCAGAACGAGCCAGGCAGGACAACAAACAGACTGTCATGCAGAATGCATTGGACCGCATTGAGAAGTATGAGACGGAACTTGCCATACTGGAAGCAGAGATAACAGCAACACAAGGTGAAAAGAGTGCAGGATAACTTTCCACTTGCATTGTGCCCCGGTTCTATCGAGCCATTCATGCACAAAGGAGAATGGGCAATACATGAAGTGTTGCCCTCTCTTTTATCGGATATAGGCCCGGCACACGTAAAAATAGCAACATTCAGTATCTCGGAAGACAGTCTGCGTCCACTTTTCTTCCTTTCAGACGAAAAGAAAATCGAAAGCCTTACTCTTTTGCTGGATACGACCGTAAAACGTCATAAGCTTGATCTATTACTGTTTGCTTCAAATATTAGTCCGAGAATCCGGATTGATTCCTGCCATGCCAAACTATTGCTAGTCGAAAACGAACAATATAAATTTGGAATTGCAGGATCTGCTAACCTTAATCAAAACCACCGATGGGAAAACGGCTTTTATTTCACTTCCGGAAAGCATTTCGAGTATTTCTCAAATATGTTTAATCAAGCGTATGAAGACGCTATCCACTATGAAAGTTTAGAATAATGACTCTGTCCGAAGAAATATTAAAGCAAATAAAAGATATGTCTGCAGCACTTTTACCTCCGGCAGAAATCGCAATACTGCTAGATATCCCGACTGATCAACGTGACTACTTCTGTGATATATGTAAAAATCATTGCAGTTCACCTATATATACCTCCTATCATCAGGGGAGACTTCAGACCAAGCTCAATCTCCGGAAAACAGTTATCAAACTGGCCGTTGCTGGCAGTCCTGCCGCCGAACCTCTTGCTGATAAATACATGAAAGAACAAAGCATCAATGAATAATGCCAAAGAAAGATCCTACATACGAGAGAATCGAACGAGCTTTATACAAAGATAAGGACGAATCGACAACCATCCTTTCCCCCAGGGAAATGGAAATCAAAAAACGTATGATGTTATGTGTCAGTAAAAAAATGGAAGAACCACTTATTCCGGACACTGAGTTGGTAAACTTCCTAATACACGGTTGTGGAGGAAATGCAGAACCGATTTCCAAATCACAAGCCTACCGGGATATCGGTATGATCAACCGGTTAGTCGGAAATATCCAACTAGCTGCAACATCCTGGTACCGGTATATGATTGTAGAAGGTGGTAAGAGGGCTTTTAATATGGCAATGGACAAAGAAGATGCAAAAGGAGCTGCTGCCGCATTGGATAAAATAGGCAAATATACACGTGCAGATAAAGATGATAATAAATTCGATTATTCACAAATGATTCCTCCGTCATTCGAACCTTCGGACGACGTCACCCTCCTGGAAGGACTTGAAGAGATTGAAAACCTTGAAGAAAAACGGGAAGAGCTGCGCACCCTGTTTAAAGGAATGCTAAGTAAAAGAGCAGTAGACATCAAACCTATTACAGAGGAGGAGAAAGAATGAATCCGCAGAACTCTCCTGCCCTCTCCGCATATGAACTCCGCAGAAAACGAGATGAGGTTGTAGACAAGTTCTTCAATAAGATGCAACGCCATGCCATGTCTATCAATGCACATGATGAATATATAGTTGCCTCACGTGGTACCGGAAAATCCGAAGGGATTGACGCACGCATCATTCTCCGCAACGTATGGGAAATGCCGGGTTCTTTAGGCGGCCTAATCTCTCCGAGTTACGCCAAGGCATGGGGAAACACATTACCGGCAATCTGCAAAGCACTTGCTGAGTGGGGATATATACAAGGAATACATTATGTCGTTGGCCACAAAGCTCCAGAAAGCATGGGATTCGCCAAACCGGTACGCCCGGTATTAGGCGATGGCTGGAGCAATGCATTTCATTTTTGGAATGGTACCGTCATGGTAATTCTCTCCTTCAATCAAGGAATGTCCGCAAACTCTATGTCACTCGACTGGGTGATAGGTCCCGAAGCTAAGTTTCTCAATTATGAGAAAATTAAAAGTGAAGTAGATCCCGCCAATCGTGGTAATCGGCAATATTTCGGCGACTGTCCTCATCACCACAGCGTAAGTTACTCAACAGATATGCCGACTGCTTCTATGGGAAAATGGATTCTCGATAAGATAGACGAGATGTCGCCTGCACATATCAATCTAATCAGAACATTGTATCTCAAGCTACAAGAATACAAACGAAAGCCACTCACTGACCATGTAATGCGCATGATCAAAGAATATCAACGCGATTTAGACCTTGCACGGAGATATCAACCTCCTATCAAACCTCTCCCGGGAAAAACAAAGGAATATACCGTCTTCTACGGTGAATATGATGTGTTCGACAATCTGGAAGTACTCGGTGAAGACTTCATTTGGCAGATGTACCGGAACTCGCCTCCTTTGATCTGGCGTACTGCTTTTATGAACGAGCGTTTATTCCGGATTGAAAATTGCTTTTATTCGGCTCTGGATGATGATATTCACTTCTACACACCTGGCGATAACGGACGTCTCCGGGATTTAGGCAGTAACTGGAGCAAACTAACGACATGTGGTTGTCTGGGCGACGGTGACCTCAATTTTTCAAAGGAGCTTCATCTGGCCTTTGACTCCAATGCATCCATATCCACCGCAGTCATCGGACAGCTGGATGATCACACGATGCGCGTACTCAAGTCATTTTACGTCAAAACTCCCGGAAAATTGCAAGACCTAGTCAAAATGATAGCCGACTATTACCGTCCGAAGCTTAATCGAGATGTAGTCATCTACTATGACCATACTTTTACATGGGAATCCGGATCTTCTACTGAAACCTATGCAGACATCATCGAACGTGTATTCAAAGAAAACGGATATCATGTCACAATGGTATATGTCGGACAAGCTCCGAAACACGAATGGAAGCACTTAAACATTGACTTAACCTTAAAAGGAGATCCGCAATTTCTTTGGATACAAATAAACCTTCATCAAAACGAATTCCTGAAAATAGCAATGGAACAAACTGGGGTCAAACAGGGAAAGAACGGATTTGAAAAGGATAAAACA